ATCTTACATCAATCAATTCTGGTTTCCCACACTACAACATAAGAAAAGAAACTGAAGGTAAGTATGTTATTGAACTTGCTTTAGCAGGATATAAAAAAGATGAAGTATCTGTTGAAGTAAAAGATAATGTATTAATTATAGAAGGTAAATCAAAAGAAGATTTATCTAACTATGTACATCAAGGTATCGCTAAGAGATCGTTTAAAAGACAATTTCAATTAGCAGATTATGTTGAATGTAAAGGTGGTAAATTAGAAGATGGTATGCTCAATGTTGAATTAGAGTATAATCCACCGGAATCTAAAAAACCTAAAAAAATATCAATTGATTAAATCCATTCTTTGTAATCTTCTTTCATTATTGCGTTTGCAATAGTGACTTTATTACGAAGAGCTTTAACAATTCTTTCGTCAATGGTGTCTTGAGCCATGATATCAATATAAGTCATTTTTCTAGTTTGACCTATACGATCTATTCTGGCTTCTGATTGTTGACGCTTCTCTAAATCATAACCATTAGAGAAATAAATCATATTACTACCGGCGGTTAATGTAATTCCATATCCGCCGGTATGTGTAGTACCAACAAAGAATCTACATTTATCATCGTTTTGAAATTTTTTAATATTTTTTGATCTTTCATCTGTATCGGTTGCACCATAATAATCTACTACTGAATCATCACCATATACTTTTTTAATTTCTGCAATAATTCTTTTTACATCATGTGTATAGTGAGACCATATAATAGTTTTACCTTCTATATTTTCTAATATGTTCATCAATTCAGATAGTCTGCTGCAAGGTAAATCTTTTATTGTATTATCATCTGCAGTGAAATGTCCACAAGTTATTTGATGAAGTCTCATTAGTTGAGTCATAACCGTTGCTGAAGATTGCATTTTACCATCAAGAAAAGCAATTGCTTCTTGTTTCATTTGATTGTATAATCGTTGCTGCTCTTTTGTAAGTTCAACATAATGCTTGACATAAGTTTTATCTGGTAAGTCTAGACAATCTTCTTTTAAAATTCTTTTAGAAAACTTTTCTACTTTTTCAGAAAGTTCAGGTATGTTAGTATACCCCACTACAATTTCTATTTTTCTACCATTAACTAATATTTTTTTAGTTACAGCATGTCTTGCTTTAAACGTGTAATAGGATTGATGCCCCAGGAGCCAGGGATCAAGAAACTCACATTGACTATATAAATCTAATGGTGATTTAGTAACTGGTGAACCTGTAAGTATTCTTCTGTACTTACACATGTCTCTTAATTTAATAATACTTTTTGTTCTATTGGTAGTAGGTGTTTTAATTGTAGTTGCTTCATCAATTGCAACCATTGATTTAGGATGTGCAGATAAAAATTTATATGCAAAACTTGGTCCATCACCTGATGAAAAAGATTCTACATTCATAATTAAAATACGTAAATCTGCTCCAGGTTCAAATAAAGTATTTAAAATTTTTTTCTGTTTGATTGACTTATCAGATGTTTTCCATAGAACTGTTTTATGACTTATATGGTCTGGTAAATGAGTGGGTATTTCAGAGTCATACCAATTTTTATATACACCTTTTGGTGCAATTAATAATAATGCATTTATCTCACCTTTATCATAAAGTATTGCTGCATTATCTAATAAAACTTTAGATTTACCGGTACCCATTTCCATAAAGTATGCAAATACTTCTTTATCACAAGAAGCTTTTAATGCATCTAATTGATGTTCGTATGGTTTAGTTTTGAATTTATAGTTCATATATTTGCTTTTTCTTTCTAAAAGTGTATATAGTTTATAAAAGTATAAAAGTCAATGAGCAAAGTTTATTTAGTACAAGACATTCCTGTCGATAGAGAAACAGGTCAGCCCAAATATAATGTAATGGGTGCACAGAAATATGGCGACATTACGGTCATGCTTCCTGCAAAAGCTCAAATGATTTTTTCACCTGGTCCTTTAATATTTCAAATAAGAGATAAATTAAAAAGTTTTACAACTGAAGATTATTTATTATTGTCTGGTGACCCTGCAATTATTGGAGTGACATGTTCAATAGTTTCTGATATGACTAATGGAAAATATAAGTTGTTAAAATGGGACAGACAGGAAAAAACTTATTATCCAATCGAAATAAATATTTTTCAAAACTAGTATTGACATTTAAATATAACTATCCTATATACCTTTTACGAAAGGAATATAAGTTATGAATATAGATGTAAGAAAATTTGCACCTAAACAAGTTGAGTCCGTTGATGCACAAGAATTAACTGAAGCATTGGAACAATTTAAATCTGTTGGTGCACAAGTAAAAGCTGCTGAAATAAAATTAAAAGAATTGAAAGAACAAGAAAAATATATTAGTGAGCACACTATTCCAAACATAATGGAAAAAATGAATTTAAGTACTTTGAAACTGAAAGATGGTTCAGAACTTGCAGTTAAAAAAGTATATAGCGCCACAATAAAAGCTGATAAAAAAGCTGAGGCGATACAATGGCTTCGCGACAATGGCCTAGGAGATATTGTTAAAAACAATATTTCTGTTGCTTTTGGTCAAGGTGAAGAAAACAAGGCAATGGCTTATGCTACCCTTGCAAAAGAGTCGGGGTATGAACCTTCTCAAACCGAAAAGGTTGAACCCCAGACTCTAAGAGTAACCATGGAAGATTGGAAGAACAAAGGAAACGATGTTCCTCAAGATCTTTTTTGGACGTTCGAAGGCAACCGAACGAAAGTTAAATAACAAATAACAAATAACAAATAACAAATAGGAGTACATATGAGTACACAAGTCGTAAAGAAGAATAGTGCAGGTGCACTAGCTTCAATCAATCTAAGACAATACGCTGGTAAAGGAACAGAAGAAATTGGTTCTGATGATGTATCAACACCAATATTAAAAATCCTTCATCAGTTATCACCAGAGTGCAATTCAAGAAGCGCTAAATATGTTGAGGGTGCAGAGCCTGGCATGATTTATTCTGCTAACTTAGGATCACTAATAGATGGTGAAAAGGGTATGGACATAACTGTTGCATACTCTCAAACAAGATGGCCTGAATGGCAAGAAAAAGGTGAGGGTAGTTCAGCTCCGGTTGCAACACACATGAATCCACCTACTGATGCACAAGAAGAAATAAGAGGTATTAAATATAGATTATCAAATGGTAACTATGTTGAAAAAACTATTTATTTCTACATCATTGCAATGGTAAATGGTTCACCTAGAAAAGCAGTCATGACAATGAGATCATCAAATTTAACTCCTGCGAGGGATTTAAATAATAAATTGATGAATCTTAAAACTCAAGATGCTAAAGGTTCATTCCAAGCGCCTACATTTATGGGTGTGTTCAAATTAAAAACTGCAGCTAAAAATGCAGGGGATAAAAGTTGGCATGTCTATAAACCTACGTTTGAAAGAATGTTAGATTTATCTGATGAATCTGATGCTTCATTATTTAAAATGGGAGCAGAGTTTCAAGAACAAGTCTCAAAAGGAACTGCTAAACCTAAATATGAAAAGGTTGAGCAACCAAAAGAAGACATCGCATAATTCCGCGGAGTGGGCGGGGAAGGGAGACTGGATCCGCCCATTAAATTTAATTTTATTAAAGGTTAGAAATGCAAGAGTTTATAGATATATTTAGCGGTTTAAAACGTAATTATGGTTATTGTAATTGGGAAAATAAAAAAATAGATCCGGCAACAGGTAAAGTTTATTTTGAAAAAAGAGATTATGGTTGGTCAAAAACTTCTATTAAAGAAGAAGATTATTTAAAACATTTAGAAGGCACACGTTCTATAGGTATACAACCTTGTGATGATGATGACAATGCAGTGTTCGGTGCAATAGATATTGATCCAAGAAATTATTCTACATTCAGTCCTAAAAAATATTTAGAAATTATAGAGAAAAAAGAATTACCATTAATACCAGTAAAATCAAAAAGTGGTGGATTACATTTATATGTTTTTACAAAAGAAAAAGTAAAAGCATCAGATATAAGAGAATTTTTAGAAGACATGTTGTTTATATTAGGACTACCCCCTAATACAGAAGTATATCCAAAACAAACTACATTAAAATCAGAAGGATCAGATGGTAATAGATCAGTAGGAAGTTTTATCAATATTCCATACTTTGGAAAAAATGATAGAGTTGCAATGTTTACTTCAGGTGATGAAATGGATTTTGATACTTTTATGAAAGTAGTCAAATTAAATTCTAAAACAAAACAAGAGTTACAAGAAATAAAAACAGGGACAATAAGTAATGCATTAGTTGGACAAAGCGATGAGTTTAAAGATGGACCACCATGTTTATCTGTTATCTGTGGTCAATTAGAAAAAGGAACTTATTCTGATCCAGATGACGGTGGAGCACATAGTAAATTACCAGATGGTAGAGATGAGTTTTTATATAATATTATGGTATGGGCTAAGAAAAGATTTTCAGATAAATGGGAAAAAGTTGTAAAAGATAAAGCAGAAGAATTAATTGTTTATGATGTTAGTTGGGATACTAAAAAGATAGATGAAAAAATAAGATTATGGAAAAAAGAAACTGCAAGTTATAAATGTAATGGAAAACCTGTAAGTAGTTTTTGTAATAAAAACGTTTGTTTAAAAAGAAAGTTTGGAATAGGAGGTCAAGTATATGCTGATTGGCCTGAAATAGTAAGTGTAACTAAATGGGAATATAGACCTGAACCTGCATTTGAATTAGATGTTAAAATGCCATCAGGTAAAATTAAAAAAATATTTGCAAAAAATATTGAATATCTAATTGATCAAAAAAGAATCAAAGCATTATTAGCAGCGCATGCTAATATATTACCACCAACAATGAAGAACGCACCATTTACAAGAATGATAAATGGTTTGTTAAGTACATCACAATCTGAATGGCCAGAGAAAGAAACTCAACCTATTGGTATATTGTATAATGAATTAAGACAATGGATTAACGGAGCACAGGCAGAAAGTTCTGTAACATTTGAAGAAGGTTCTGTTTTAAAAGAAGATGGTTATGCATGGTTTACTTGGAGTCATTTTTATGATGAATTAAAAAGAACACATCAATGGGCAACTAAAAGTGACAAGACTTTAGAAGATGTAAAAAGAAATTTTAAAGCAGAATATAAACAGAAAAGATATCCAAAAGCAGAGGGTCAAAAAGATTCTAATAAACCTGTTTGGGCTGTGTGTGTTAAGTTAGATACATTTATAGAAGATGAAGCTCCAGATGAATTAATAGAGTTCGATGAAAGTGGAGAAGATATAGCGTAATGATATATAAATTTTATGGTCCTCCCGGTACAGGTAAAACTTATAGACTTATAAGTAGAGCAAGAGCTTATGCTCGTAAAGGTGTGCCATTAGATAAGATTGGTTATTTTGCATTTACAAAAAAAGCTGCAGAAGAAGCAAAATCAAGAATGCCATTTGATAAAAAGAAATTACCTTACTTTCAAACGTTACATTCTTTTGGATTTAAAACATTAAAGTTACACGAATCAAGAATACTGCAACCGGAACATTATCAAATCTTTGGTAAGAAAATTGGATTAAGAGTTAAATATAAAGATAAATATAATGATGAAGAAGTATGTTATTTAAGACATGATAACCCATACCTACAATTAATAAACAAAGCTGAGAATAAAGGTATTGAACCTGTATCGGAATACAATACCGGTAAATACGATCCTAAAGTTATAAAAGGAAAACGTATGATTAACTATATTTATAAAAATTTATATAAATATAAGAGTGCAAAAAAACTCTATGATTTCAATGATATGATTAAATTATTGATTGATTCACCAGACATACCTAACTTTGAAGTTATTTTTATAGATGAAGCTCAAGATTTATCTCCAATGCAATGGAGACTATTTGATGTTTTAAAAACAAAAACTAAGGATATTTATTTAGCAGGAGATGATGACCAGGCAATATATGCATGGGCCGGTGCAGATGTAAAAAGATTTATAGATGAACCTGCAAAAGAAAGAGTATTAAAATTTTCAAAAAGAATTGCAAAGAATATACAAATACAATCTAAGGTTCCAGTAAATAGAATTAAAGGTGCAAAAAAACATAAAGAATATTTACCAAGAGATCATGAAGGAAAAGTCAGTTATATCTCTAATTTAAATCAAGTAGATTTAAGTAAAGGGAAGTGGTTAATACTTACAAGAATTAAAGATACTGCATTTGAAATAATGAAAGAATTGAAAAATAAAAATATATATTATCAATTTAAAGGAAATAAAAGTTACCATACAAAATTATATAATAAAATAAAAACATATTTAAGTTGGTGTAATGGTGAAAAGGTTGGAGAAACAGATTGGAAAGATGTTTTAAAAATTACCGATAAAGAAGAAATAACTGAAAAAGAAGATTGGTATAAACTATTTACTAAAGCACCACAGAAAGAAAAAAGTTACATATTAAATTTATTAAATAAAGGTGAAGATTTAAATAAAGATGCAAGAATAAAAATTTCTACAATACACTCTATAAAAGGTGGTGAAGAAGATAATGTAATATTGTCCATGCACCAGGGATCAAAGATACAACGATCTATAAAAAACAGTATAGAGAAACAAGATGAAGAACATCGTGTTTGGTATGTAGGAATAACAAGAGCAAGAAATAATTTATATAAATTAAAAACTAAAAATAAACTAACGGAGTATAATATATGACAAGTAAAGATATGTTTGATAGTGCATTTCCACAGAGTAAGCAAATAGGTGGAAGTCACTATAAAGATTTTCACATTCAACCTTACGAATTTATTTCTAAGAATGACCTTTCCTTTTTTCAGGGAAACGTTATAAAGTATGTGTGTCGTTATAAAAATAAAAACGGTATACAAGATTTAGAAAAAGTAATTCATTATTGTGAATTAGAAATTAAAAAGATGAAAGACATGGGTAAAAAGAAATGAATGTTTACACCGAATTAATGTGTTTATGTATTTTAACAATCTATTTATTTAATTTAATATGATAGTTCCAGAAACAGAATGGTTACAACCAGAAGAATTTCCTGATCTTAGAAATTATCCTGAGATTGGTATTGACTTAGAAACACGTGATCCAGATTTAAAATCTAAAGGTTCAGGTGCAATTATAGGTAATGGAGAAATTGTAGGTATAGCTGTTGCTGTTGAAGGTTGGTCAGGTTATTTTCCAATAGCTCATGGTAGTGGTCCAAACATGGACAAGAAAAAAGTTTTATCTTGGTTTAAAGATGTATGTGAATCACCTGCAGACAAAGTATTTCATAATGCAATGTACGACGTATGTTGGATTAGAGGACAATTAGGTTTTGATATTAATGGTAGAATTATAGATACTATGATTGCAGCATCATTGATTGATGAAAATAGATTTCAATTTACTTTAAACTCATGTGCGTGGACATGGTTGAATAAAGGTAAGAGTGAAGCAAGATTAGTACAAGCTGCTAAGGCAAGAGGTTTAGATCCAAAAGCAGATATGTGGAAAATGCCTGCAATGGATGTTGGACACTATGCAGAAAAAGATGCTGAACTAACTTTAGAATTATGGCAGAAATTTAAAAAACAAATTATTGAAGATGATCTTCAAGATATATTTAATCTTGAAAGTGATTTGTTTCCTTGTTTAGTCGATATGCGTTTCCTAGGGGTGCGGGTAGACGTGACCAGAGCCAATCAATTGAAAACAGAATTGGCAATAAAAGAAGAAAAATTAATACAACACATAAAAAAAGAAACAGGAGTAGACATTCAATTAATGGCTGCAAGAAGTATTGCACCACTTTTTGATAAATTGAAATTAACATACAGTCAAACTCCTACTGGTGAACCATCTTTTACAAAAGGTTTTCTTTCTAATCATGAACATCCTCTAGTTAAGATGATAGCAGAAGCTAGAAAAATAAACAAGGTTAGAACTACATTTATTGATTCAATTATTAAATATGAACATAACGGTAGAATACATGCAGATATTAATCAAATACGATCTGATGATGGAGGAACTATTACTGGAAGATTTAGTTATCATAACCCAAACTTGCAGCAAATACCTGCCAGGGATCCGGAAACAGGTCCATTGTTAAGATCACTATTTATACCTGAAGAAGGTATGAAGTGGGGTACGTTTGATTACTCGCAACAGGAACCAAGATTAGTTACACATTATGGAATGAAAGCTGAATTACCATCAGCATATACAATCGGTGATGAATACAATAATAATCCTTCTACAGACTTTCACCAAATTGTAGCACAGATGGCAGACATAGATAGAAAAGATGCAAAAACAATTAACCTTGGATTGTTTTATGGAATGGGTAAAGCCAAACTTCAAAATGAATTAGGTTTATCAAAAGATTCTGCTGAAGAATTATTTTCTAAATATCACGCTAAGGTTCCATTTGTAAAACAGTTATCAAATAAATTAATGAATATTGCAACTAACAACGGAATGATAAGAACTTTATTGAGACGTAGATGTAGATTTCCTAAATACGAACCAATACTAAGAGGTTCTGACTGGGGAACTTATGTACCTGCAGAAGATCATGAAACAATGTTAGAGTTACAAAAGATGGGACCATACTTAAAAGATTCTGAAGATAATGTTTTAAAAGATAAACATGGTAATCCTAGAAAAAATTATTGGCATAACAATCCAACTAGAAGAGCATTTACATATAAATCTTTAAATAGATTAATACAAGGATCAGCTGCTGACATGACTAAAAAAGCTATGGTTGATTTATATAAAGAAGGATACATTGCACATATTCAAATTCATGATGAACTTGATTTTTCTGTTGAATCCGATGCTCAAGCTGATAAAATAAAACAAATAATGGAACAAGCAGTAGAATTGGAAGTTCCTAATAAAGTGGATTACGAATCAGGACCTAATTGGGGCGAAATAAAATGAGGAACTTATGGCATATCTTAACGCGAACATACCACCAATTTACTGTAAAATACGTAGGGAATATCTTTATGACATGGATGAAAAATATAAGGGAGATAGTCGTGACTGTGTTATCTTTGGTGTTAGCTCTATATCAGGAAGGGCGCTCTTATTTAATATCATGCTACCCAATGGTGCGTGCTATTGGCGTTTGCCTATCTCAGCGTTTTTCCAAAAACATCTTTCTAGATCCGAAGTGCAAGATATGTCAGTTGACCAGTTACAGTTGTGGAACTGTTTTAGCTATTGGCCTAGTGTGCATTGCTTTGATTGGTTGGCTGGTGTAGATGGTAAATATTTAGGAAAAGATAAAAAATTCTATAAAGGTCAATATTTATTTACGGTTGACTGGGCTCATCCAGAGACTAATATATTAAACACGGAACATTCAGAGATTCCGCAAGAACACAAGTGTGCACACATTATGGCACTTGAAAACGGCAACTTTGCTGCGCAGCCAAACAATAGAATCATTTGGCATGTAAACAGTTACACAACAGAAAAGGAATGGCCTGATTATAAAGTACAAACAACGTACTGGGATTGTGAGGGTTCAGACTGGGTAACAGAAGATTCTGATAAAATGTTTTATGAGATAGAGGATACCAATGAAGAAAAAATGTAAAATTTGTGATCATGCCTGTCATTGTTATGGACAAGGTTATAATTTAAACACAAATAAATGTGATAATTGTATTTGTGATAGTTGCAGCTGTACACCTTTAGTGTTAAAATCAGAACCCAAAAAATTATCTTTATGGCAAAGAT